CGAGCACAATCAGAGATGGAGACATGTTTTTAGTAGAGCAACTGACTATTTCCTCAAACGACCAGAGTTTACATATGACGCTCCAAATATACTGTCTTAAACCGAGAGATCTGTTATATTGAATGGACGAATTAGCACGGAAGACATTGTGGATTTGAAATATGCATACTAAATATAGTCTACTGACATGAGATTGCACTAGCAGTTGGGAGAGATCTATAGAGAGAAGAAGGTTGTTCGATAGAAGACAACGAGTAACGGTCATTCCAAGACAGCGACGCCTTCTAGTATGAATGTTGTTCCTGCCCAGTCATATTATTTTGCTAAATAACCAGATCTCGGTCCATTAGAGTATCCAAGCAAGTATGTCATTCTCGATTTGGACCCTTGGATGGTACAAGTAGAGTTAATTAAAACATGGATGAAAGAGCATAGGGAACCTTGTATTTTGGCGAAAGACGGGACATTATAACCATTTGCGACATATGAAAATGACAAACCTGTGACTTAATCAGGATGGACGACTATAAATAATGGGGCTGTTTTGTCAGAGTTCGAATATTCGAGTAAGATCAGACAAAATTACATAACGGCTTTATCAAGGCAAATGTCTGGGCGAGTCGTTTATGATGATAATGAAGTATATAAGTTCACCCGTCGAGCTCTCGTGTATATGGATAGCATAACTAGTCACATGTTAGAAAATGGTTTTAATTAAATTGAGACAATAGATCTGATAGCTTATACGAACAAAGATGAATGGTCTTTGAGTAAATGTACGATGTATAGAACAAATATTCTGAACTAGTTAGGTGCCACCGTGCAATAAGATTATAAAGGTCATTCAATGTTAAATGTCAAATCTGGTGAAGTATATACAACTGATGTTTTCAATGTCGTAGATGGCTATCTAATGGGCCAAGAGAGCAGACCACGTGCTATAATGAATCCTAGTTCTTATAAAGTTGGTATAATGGCTGCTGTGTAATCAGCTTTTTGGGGTTTGGTCAAAGATGCATGTCCCGGGTTTATATAGGGCTTAAACAAGAAATAGCAATTATAAGTTATAAAAGACAATGTTTAAGATGGATGGTTATCATTTTCCATGGACGGATCAGCTTTTGACAGCTCATAGTATGCGATTCTGTAACGGTCTGTAGATAATGTTTTTTGGAACAGTATTAAACCACTCATACAAGCACTCCTGAACAATCCAATTAATTCTTAACTCATCGATAACCCTGATATCGTTCTTTCAAATCTCATGGAATCGCTACTCGACACGAGAAATGTCGTCTTCACTCATATCCCTGATATAAGAGGTCCTGAATGGCCGGAAGAAATCAACCGTTTATTCCAAGAGTCTTTTCCACGCACCGATGACTAGCCTTGGATGAATTATGTTTATACGGATATGGATGGAACCACTTTCTCAGGTCTTTCAACCAGGACCACGATGGGTAATACCTTAAGATCTCTAGCTTATGCCTGGTATTATGCGGAAGATGCTGGTATATAGTAACCATGGAATAGCGATTAAATGTTCGTGATGGCTTCGGGGGATGATGTAGTTATATTTTGTGAACCAGAAATACGC